TTGCCGCACCCCAATGTCCCACGCTCTGCGGCCTTTGGCTTTGCTGGCGGCCTTGTATTCCGGTTTGCTCATGTACAAGGCTTCGTGCGGTTTCTTCGCCTTCCAGTTTACCCAGTCCAAGCCGGTGACGGACAGGCCGCCGTTTTGGCTGGCGGTCAAGTTCACCAGTGCCGCGCACAGTTCCGGGCTGTTGCGGGCAATGTTTTCAATTTCCGGGTGCCGCATATATATCCGGGCATAGTGCAGAAGGTCAATGCCCTGCGCCTGTTCTTCCAGCAGTTCCAGCTTCGCGTTTTCCAGCGGTGTACCCTCGTACACGTCGGCAGGGTGTGGAAGGATTGCAGAAAAATTGCCGTCGGCAACCTGGAAGCGGCGCATTTCGTACCAGCAGCCCGTATAATACATGGTTGACATACTGGAATAGCCGCTACGGTCCATTGCTGTGAATCGGTGCCAGTGCCCGCCGGGGTCGATAACATAGGCGTTGCGCTGCTCCGCGATTGTGCTTTCCCAGTCGTACCCGGTTTCGTGAATTACGGCCCAGCAGATAAACATAACACAGCCGCCCGCTTTGCGGATTTCCCATGGGTATGCCTTCTTTACGATGGGCCAGCGGTCAAGGCGCTTTTCGTGTGCCACCAGCGCCGCCGTGCCGCAGTTCGGGCAGTGTATTGTTTCGCCGTTGCGTCTCGGCCCTTCTTCTGTGTCAAAGTACGGGTATGCGCCGCCCTCACCCGGCAATGCTATTGTTGTATGCCACGATTCCCCGCAGGCTGTGCAGTTGCAGGCTGCATATTTTTCCCGTATGCCCGTTAGGGGGTCGGCCAGCTTTGTGGTTTTGTATCGAATCAGTTCTTGCGGGTGTACTTTCCCGTTGCGTTTCAGCCACGCCCACAGTGCTTCCGGGGCCATTCCCGGCATTTTCGGCAATGCTGCCAGTATGTCCATATTCGCGCCCCCTTATAGAAAATCTTCAAGGCGGATTGCCTTGCGGCGGCGTTCCGCCGGGGCCGCCTGTGTTTTGGCGGTGACAATTTCCAGTTTCGGGATTCCGTAAAATTCCCGGATAATGCGGTCAGCGTCCGCAGGGCCGCAGAAGCCCACATTGCCCGTGCGGTTCTTGCTGGCAAAGTCCGCGATTTTCTTTTCGCAGTCTGCAATCCCCATGCCCGTGGTTCCCAGGTCTTCGGCAACGATCTGCGCGGCGGCAGGCTGGCCGTTCAAAATGTCGGCAAGCTGCTGGCCTACGCACCAGGCGGGCGTTCCTGCTCCGGCTTTCTTCTGCTGTGCTTCGATAAGGCTTAAAGCCTTTTGTAAATCATTCATTGCATTTCCTTCCTTCGTGTTTTATGTACTCGGTGAATATCCAGCCATTTGGCCGGGCGTATTTCTCGATAAAAAGGCGGCGGCGGTACACATAGGACCCCTGCAAAGCGCGGATTGCTTCGTGCTTTACCTCGACAACTTCCACAGTGCCGTTTGTGTATTCGATTACAAAATCCGGCGTGTAGTGTGCAGCGGGCAGGCGCAGGCCGCAATAATCGCTTTTCGGCAGAAGTTCAAATTTCTTGTGCCGTTCCACGTTCGCCACGGTTCCGGCCAGTTCTTTGGGCCATATATATGCTCGGTAGTATTCTTCTTCCAGTGCGCTGCCACGATCAGACCCGCCGGGCCGAAGCGCCGGGCCGTCCCTGGCCTTCTGCTGCCTGTCCTTGGCAGCTGCCGCCCTGCGCCTGCGTTCCAGTTCTTCGCGCACCTGCTTTTGTGCAGCAGGCCCCAGGCGTTCAATGTCGATTCCCACGGCACGGCCCCCTTCGTCGAAGTTTTAGGCTGATGTGCCAGCCCATGAATTCGTTATAGCTCGCGCTGGCTTCGTTCAAGTCCCAGCCGGGGTATTTTTTCGCCCAGAATTCCGGGTCGTACAGCCGCCCATCGGTGCAGATTTTTTGCACTTGGCGGCGCGTCCATTTCCCGTCCGCCGGGGGCGGTGTTATCGGGTTTTTGATTCCTCGGCTTCGGAAATATCGGTGCTTTCGCTTCGGGTATTTCAGCATATAGTTTGCCAGGGCTTCCAGGCTGTTCTTGTCCATTTGCAGGCGGTCAGTGTTCACGCGGCCCAGGCGCACACCCTTGCGGTGCCAGCAGCTTTCTATTTCGTCGCGGCTCAACTCGCACCGTAAAATTGTGTGAAAATGTGGGGCAACGGCTTTTTGTCCGGTGTCTGGGTTTTCCTCTGCCCACTCCATCACGGCCAGGCATTCCGGCTTCGGCAACCCCCGCGCCCTGCATTTCTCTTTTATGTGGCGGTAGAAGTTCCTAAAATCCGCCCACGCCTGTTCTTCGGTTTCCGGGCGATACTCTGGCGCATAGGTCTGCGTTGTGTGGGTGTCTTCCTCGGTGAAGTTGGTATTTACCAGCTGGCGGAACAGCCGCCGGGCGTTCTTGGCGTTCTGGTTCTGCTGCGCCTTCGACGATCTGCGCAAGTCGGCAGCCTGCGCCAGTTCCTGGTCCAGCGTTCGGCTTTGCTCTGTTCCGTTCATGGGGTAAATTTCGACTTCCTGGTAATTCGCGGCGTTCTTACTTGTGCCGCACAGGAAGCGGCGCTCACGTTGAAAAGATTTTGTGCCCATACTCTGCCTTTCTGCATTTCCCGGAAGGTTCTGCTTTCGGTAGGTGGATAGAATTTTCTTCTTTCTGGGTAGACAAACGAAAAGGGAACGCTTGCAAGGGACAACGCCGGGCGGCCTGTCTTAGTCTCTGCTTTCCGTGGCCTTGCTTGGCCGCCCTCTGTTTTCCCCTGCACCCCTTTCCCCGGCAGGAAATAACCGTCGCTATTTTACTACCCCATACAAGCCCTTCACGGCGGCCCTGGCCGCCCGCGAATGTTTGACAACGTGCCGCAATTCCTTTATAATGAAGGTGTTATATTTTTACCTCGGCACGTTGTAGGCCGCCCCTCTCCACAGGGGCGGCTTTCTTTATTGCCTTTTGCAGTCAAGTGCAAAGGGCGCTTTTTGTTTCCTCAAGCCATGCCAGCCCCTTTTCGTGGTAGCTGGCGCTTTGTTCAATAAGGATATACCGCCGCCCGGCTTTAAGGGCTGCCACGCCGGTGCTGCCGCTGCCCGCGAAAAAATCACAGACAACCGCGCCCGGTTTTGTGTGCGTTCGTATTGCGCGTTCCAGCAGGTCAACAGGCTTCTGCGTCGGGTGGATTGAATGCCCCCCCGTCGGTTCATTCGACAGCCAAACGTTGCAGTGGTTCGCGTCAAGGTTGTGGACAAAGCGGGCGTTGTCTGCCGCCTGTATCTGTTCGTCGTACTGCTTCACAAGCCTGGCCTGTTCTTCCAGCAGGCTGTCGAAGTCTCGGTATCCTTCCCAGCTGTCCAGTTCAAACTTCGCCACAATGTCCAAGTAGGTTTCCCGCGTTGGCAAAAGCCATTGACTGCTTCCCCAACGGAAACAGTGGTCTGCTGCTTGTCCGCAAGCGTCGATTATCTGCTTTTTGGTTTTGCCGGTGTACTTCTGCGCGGCGCGGAAATATTCACGCAGCGGGCCGAAGTTGTTCATGTCCAGCTTTGCCAGCGCCAGCCCCGACTTGTTCCAGGCTGTGCCCGGTTCGCCCTTTACCAGTACAATGCAAAATTCTGTAATGTTAAACCAGCTTCGCAAGGTGTTCCCGGTTCCGGGGTTCGCCCATAGCTTCTTCCGAAAATTCGGCTTCACCCATACGGCCCAGGAATTGAAAACAAACTGTGTCCAGTTTTCCAACCAACACAGCAGGCGGGCCACTTGTTGCAGGTCATTGTGCCAAAAGGCCAGCGTTCCGTTCGGCTTCAGAATTCTTTCTGCTTCCCAAAAGGCGCGGGCCATAAAGTCGTTATATTCCTGCTGGTTCCCGAAGGTGTCCCACTCGGCCTTCTTGATGAAATATGGTGGGTCAATAAAAACCATGTCCACGGTTTCGGTTTGCACCCCTTCCAGCAGCTTGAAGCTGTCGCCCTGCAGAAAACTGTCGGGCCGTATCGCGCCGAAGTCGTACAGGTAGAAGGGAAGCGCTGCGGGGGCTTTCAAAGTTTCACCCCCTGGGCCGCCGCGATTTCTGCCAAACCGTCGGCGTTTATGCTGTCAAGCCAGCGCCAGCTTTGCGGCGGGTAGTCCAGGTGCAGGGCTTCCAGCGGCACAGGCTCCGGCAGCCGCCGGGGGTTCCGTACTTTCAAGCCGTACAGCCAGCCGCCGTCGCGGTATTCTTCCAGCTGTTCGATGGACAGGCCGGACAACGTCGCCATCGTTTCGTCGGCTGGATCTGCGGTTCCGATGTAGCCGGGGCAGTCGAAGAAGCCGACAACGGCCCCCGCGCCGCCGTGTGCTTTGGTTTCATACATTACAACGCGCAGGGGATATTCTGCGCGTTTTTCTGTGTTGGGGTTGTAACTGGGCGCACATTTCCGAATTTCCAGCCTTTTTTCGCCGGACAGGATCGCCGCCGCCCAGTTCTTGCGGATACTCAACAAAATACAGTTATCCATTGCGCCGCCCTCACGATTCCCACCAGTATGTTGCCGTCATATCGGCCAGGTGCAGGAACAGGGCCAGTGCGTAACGTTCAAACGCCCTGCCCATTTCGTTGTAGCAGTCATGGTCGCGGTATGCGCCCA